GTGAAGGTGGAGGTGGACGGCAATTCGATTGAATATGAGATCATTGATCCGCAGGAGCGGCTGTCGGCGGACCAGATGCTGCACGTGGCCGGCCTGGGCGGCGATGGCATCACCGGCTGGAGCGTGGTTAAGTATGCGGCACAGAGCATCGGCGGCGGGATTGCCGCCGACCAGTATGCCGGCGGCCAGTGGGGCAACGGGGCCACGCCGCGGGGCGTGCTCAAGCACCCGATGCGGCTGGACAAGTCGGCCCGCGAGACGATCAGGATGGAGTGGGACGAGGTACACAAAGGCAGCACCAACGCAGGCAAGATCGCCATCATGCACGGCGGCATGGAATTTCAGCCGATCAGCATGAGCAACGAGGATGCGCAGTTTTTAGAGAGCCGGCAGTTTTCCATCCGAGAGATTGCCCGGTGGTTCCGCCTTCCGCCGCACATGCTGGCCGACCTGGCCGATAGCAGCGTGCGGGCCAACATTGAGCAGCAGGCGATTGAGTTCATCGTCTACAGTCTTAAGCCGTGGCTGACGCGGTGGCAGCAGACCCTCAACCGCAAGCTACTGTCACCAGAAGAACGCAAGACGCTGTATTTCGAGTTCCTGCTGGAGTCGCTGCTGCAGGGTGATTCGCAGGCCCAGGCGGCGGCCTGGAGCGTGGGGCGGCAGTGGGGCTGGCTGAGCGTAAATGAAATCCGCCGACAGATGAACCTGCCGCCGGTGGACGGCGGTGACGTGTACCTGCAGCCGGTGAACATGGTGCCGGCCGATAGCGAGGCGGCACAAGGTGATGCACCAGAACCAGCATCGCAGATGCTGCCGGGCGGGGAGCCAGAAGAAGATGAGGAAGATGAGGCCGAGGACGTGCCGGAGTCGGTGGGCCGCGAGCTGCGGGGAAATCTGGCCGAGTCGGTGGGTGCCATCGTGCAGGCCGCGAAGGCGCTGCGTGAAGAGTTGGAATCGGACGCCACCACGCTGTCGGCGGCCATGCTGGCGGCCGAATCGCGCACGGCTGCCACGCTGAAAGACCTGCGATCCGTGCGAGACGAGATCCGCCGCGACCTGGGAGCCGAGCGGCTGGAGCAGGTGCGGGGCTGCGACGTGGGACTGGTTGAAGCGGCCCATGCACTGCTGCACGACAACCTGCGGTGCATGCTGAAGAAAGAGCGGGCCGAGGTGCTGAAGGCGGCCCGCAGCGCCAGCAGCCGCGGACAGAACTTCGTGCGGTGGCTGGATCGGTTCTACCCGGCACATGGAGAGGCGCTGGCCAGCCGGATCGACGGGGCGGCCCGGGCCTATCAGCGACTGCGGCCGGAGATTGGCGAAAGCCTCGCCGGCACGATTGCCACGGCCTACTGCCTGCGGCATCGGCAGGAGCTGCTGGCCGCGGCAGATGGCGAGGCGGCCGGCTTCGTGGATCGGGTGGCGGCGCTGGCCGATACGTGGGAGCACGAGATATTCCAGATTCGGATGGGAGAATGACAATGATTCACGAGTTGGCCAACGCGATCATTGGCGAAACCTGGGCGATCCGGCAGGACAGCCTGTCGTGGCTGTGGGGAGTGGCGTGCGGTGATTCACTGGCGGCACAGCCGGATGATCGCAAGCCGCGGAAGCTGCCGAAGGTGGACGGGGCCGTGGTGGTGCTCCCTCTTCATGGCATGATTTCCCAGCGGGCCAGCGTGTGGCAGGACTGGTTCGGCGGGACGGCTACGGAGTCGTTCGGCGCGGCGTTCACCAGGGCGATCAACCATCCCAAGGTGGGAGCGGTGCTGATCGACGTGGACTCGCCTGGCGGCACCGTGAATGGTGTGCCGGAGCTATCTGACACAATCAGCCGCGGAGCACAGATCAAGCCGGTGGCGGCGATTGCTAACAGCCAGATGGCCTCGGCTGCGTACTGGCTTGGTTCGCAGGTGGGACCGGGGAAGAAGCGGCTGACAGCGGCTCCCAGTGCGGACGTGGGGAGCATCGGCGTCTTCAGGATGCACGAAGACGTGAGCGAGATGCTGGCGGCCGATGGAGTGAAAGTGACGTTCCTCGCCATGCCCGAGTTCAAGACGGAAGCCAACCCGTTTGAGCCGCTGACGGACGCCGCCATCGAGCACCACATGGGGCAGGTGGAGGCCACCTACGATCAGTTTGTGTCGGCTGTGGCCAGTGGCCGCGGCGTGCTGAAATCGGCAGTGAAGGAGCGGTTCGGCAAGGGCCGCATGTTCCACGCCAGCCAGGCGGCCGACATGGGGCTGGTGGACCGCGTGGCTTCGCTGCCGCAGATGCTGGCCGAGTTCGGCGGCACGCTGAACCAGTTAGAGCACGCCGAGGCCGACGTGTTGCGTGACGAAATCTGTCACGCCTGGGAGTGCGGCCAGATGGAGGCGATCACCAGCGGGGACGTGTTGCTGCAGCGGCAAAAACTGCGGCTGAAGCAAAAGACATAAAAGCGAATAACGGTGCCAGCTTGTGCCTGTCCATTGACGGCACGACCTGTAACCACGTTGTGTTGGGTTTTGTTCTTACATAGGAGATAGCCCGATGCTTAGTGAGCTGAAGGCCATTTATGAGAAGAAACGAGACGCTTACGCCCGGTGGCGTGACGTGCTCGATTCCGCGGAGAAGGAAGGCCGTGCGTTGACGGCTGAGGATAATGCGATTTGCAACGAGTGCGAAAAGGTGATTGACGAGTGCAATGCACAGATCAAGGGCCTGGAAGCACGCGAAGAGCAGCGGCAGCGACTGGCGGAAGTGGGTGCCGAACTGGCTGCGGCCAAGCAGGCACCGGCCCCCACGCTGCAACGTGAGCCGGAAGCACCCAAGCCGGATCGCCGCACGATTGGCGAGAAGCTGAAGGCGCTTTTGGAAGACGGCATGAGTCGTTCCGAGGCGATTGACCACCTGGCCAAGCAGCGTGACGAACAGCAGTCTGCTGCGTTCCGTGCCTATCTGCTGGGGAGCCATGCTGCGTTGCGGCAGAACTCCGACGCGGACGGCGGCTTCCTGGTGGCACCGGAGCAGTTCATCGCCCGGCTGATCAAAGACCTGGACAACATGGTGTGGTTCAGGAACTTTGCCACCGTGATCCCGGTGGTCGGCGCACAAGGAATCGGCGTTCCCACGCTCGAAACCGACATGTCCGACACAGCCTGGACGACCGAACTGGCAGTAGGGACGGAAGATTCCTCGATGGTATTTGGCAAGCGGAGCCTGACTCCGCACCCGTTGGCCAAGTACATCAAGGTGTCGAAAGACCTGCTGCGGAGTGCGGCGCTGAGCGTGGAAGCCATCGTGCGGGAGCGCATGGCCTACAAGTTCGGCACGGTGCAGGAGACGGCGTTCATGACGGGCAACGGTGCCGGCCAGCCGCTGGGCGTGTTTACGGCCAGCGACAGCGGCATCACCACGGCCCGCGACGTGAGCACCGACAACACCTCGACCGCCATTACGGCGGACGGGTTGATTAATGCTAAGTACGGGCTGACCAGTCCGTGGCTTAACAGTCCCAACCTTAAATGGGTGTTTCATCGTGATGCGGTCAAAATGATCAGGAAACTCAAAGACGGTGAAGGCACCTACTTATGGGTTCCTGGTCTGACCCGTGCGGTGGACGACGTGATTCTGAATGTTCCCGTGTTGGTAAGCGAATATGCACCCAACACGTTTACGACGTTGCAGTACGTGGGGCTGATCGGTGATCTGTCCTACTACTGGATCGCCGAAAACATGAGCATGGAGATTCAACGGCTCGTCGAACTCGGCGCGCTGACGAATCAGGATTACTTCATTGGCCGCATGGCGCTGGACGGAATGCCTGTTCTGGAAGAGGCGTTCATCCGCGTGAAGCTTGGTTAAGGAGGTTTGTAATGCAACTTTCCAAGTACATTGACTTGGCCAGCATTGCTTATTCAAGCAGTGCGCCGGCCATTGAGATTGACACCGCCGACTGCGAAGGTGTGCTGTTCATTGCGGTGCCAGGCACCACGGTGGCACGCACTGGCAGTATGGCGTTGAAGGCCGGTGCCACGACGACCGGATTCGTGAACTGCTCCAGCACGCACACGTTGACCAGCACCGCCGCCACCCGCGACGTGCTGGTGGTGGACGTGTACAAGCCGGCCAAGCGCTGGCTGGGCTGCACCTACTCCGCGACAGCGGATATGGAAGCTCGCCTGCTGGCGTTCAAGTACGGCCTGCGTGTGCCGCCGGTTTCGTTCAGCGCGACCGCTGTGACGAACCTGACGGTGCCGGTGGTGGCCGGTGGTGTGAAGCGGGTGATCAGCCCGACTTCGGCAACGTAGTTCCGCTGCGGCGGATCGGGGCTGGCCGGGGTGGTGGCCTCCGGCCTCGGCCAGCCTATTACCTCCGGGGCTACAGCCTACCTGGCGGGCCACTGCCAGGGAAACAAAGGAGATGGGGACAAATGACCTATCAACCGAAAGTGTATCGTGAGCAGGGCGGCAACAAGCTGGTTGTCGCATCTGGCGGTTCGCTGCAGCTTGACAGCGGTTCATCGTGTTCGATGGCCACCAATCTGGAAGTTGCTAGCGGTGGCAGTCTGGCGGTGGCGTCTGGCGGCAACATTGCCGTGGCCAGTGGCGGTGCCGTGACGGTTGCCGCCGGTGCCTATCAAACAATGCCTTATCAGACGCTGACCAGCACGCAGACCGGCACGGCCATCAACACGTATGGCGTGACGATGCTGGGCGGAACCACGACGGGGCCGACCTACACGCTGGCTGCGCCCAGTGCCGCCGGCCAGTTCAAGTGGCTGATTCTCAACCCGTCGTCCAGCGGTGCCACACACCGCTGCGTGGTGTCGTCGTCCGCGTGGTCTGGAAAGATCACACACCACTCGGCGACCGGCGACAAGATCACGCTGAACACGTCGGCCCAGTGGGCCGCCATGCTGGTGGCAAGCGGCACCACGGAATGGCGTGTGACGCTGGCTTACGGCGTGAAGGAACCGGCGATCAGTTAGTTCGATGACTCGGAGGCCAACCGATAATGACACGACGAAAACCGAAGCAGCAGCCCGAACAGCCGAAACCACCGCGGAAAATCGCGTTGATCGGCAAAGCTCCAGACTCACTGGCACTGGCTCCCTACAAAGATGAGCAATGCGAAATCTGGATTCTCAACACGCTAGGCTTCCTCAACGAGGTGCCGCGGTGGGATCGGCAGTTCGAGTTGCATGACTTGGAATTGACAAAAGACAAGGCCTACAACGGATACTATGACTGGCTCGCCAAGCAGACAAAGCCGATGTTTCTGCGTGACGAGCCGCCTGCGGAGTTTGCCGGCGGCATTCAGTATCCGCTGCAAGCCATCCTGCAGCATTTTAACCAGTTGTCCGGCCGCACCTATCACACCAACACGGTGTCGCTGATGATCGCCTTGGCGCTGTACGAGCACGACCTGGGTGCAACCGTGGGCGAGCTTGGCATTTACGGGATCAACATGGCGCAGCACGCCAAAAGCCAGGGCGTGAATGCGGCCGGATGGTTCGCCTCGGAGTATGCCAGGCAGCGGCCGAGCGTGGAGTACTGGCTGGGCGTGGCGGATGGCCGCGGGATCAAGGTGACCGTACCGCCACAGTCAGACATCCTTAAGTGCTCCTGCATCTACGGCTACCACACAACGGACGCTGCGAAGAAGTTGCAGGCCCGCAAAGCCGAGCTGGAGCAGCGGATTGGCCACGCACAGGCCAGGGAACAGCAGTCGCATGACGAGGCCGTTTATTTGTCAGGGGCGCTAGAGGGGCTGAGCTATGACTTCCAGTGGGTTCCGGGCGGGAATGCGTAACAAGGAGGCGAAGATGAAGGTAACGATGCAGACGATTTTGGCCGGGCCAAAAGGCGTGGCCCGGCCTGGCACGGTGATTGACCTGCCGCAGGCACAGGCAGAGGAACTGATCGCCAAGCGATATGCGCGTGCCTACGACAAGCAGCTGGACGCCAAGGCGAAATTGGGACTGGAGCGGCCGAAGACCGAGGCTTAGCCATGACGCTGTGCGTGATACCGGCCCGAGGTGGCAGCAAGGCCATTGAGCACAAGAACATTGTGCCGGTGGCCGGCAAGCCGCTGATCGTCTGGTCGATCCAGCAGGCGTTGGCGGCCCGGCTGGTGTCCCGTGTATGGGTAGCCACGGACTGCGAGCGGATCGCGGAAATTGCGGAGAATGCGGGAGCGTTTATCCATTGGCGTTCTCCCGAGACGGCGACGGACAGTGCAGCCACGGAGGCTGTCATTACCGAATGGCTGCTGTCACTGGCCGAAGCCGACCGCGATCCGCTGGCAGTTCTTTTGCAGGCCACCTCGCCCGTGCGGCAAGCCGGCGACATTGACGGAGCCATTGAACTGCTGGTGGAATCGGGTGCCGACAGCGTCTTTGCGGCTCGTGTTGTGCAGGGCTATACGTGGTCGATGTACCGACAATGCGTGCATCCGCTGTATACCCAGCGACTGCCCAGGCAGCAACAGACCAGCCAAATGCTGGAAGAAAACGGCTCGCTGTATGTGTTTCGTACAGAACCGTACCTGAAACATAACAACCGGCTCTTCGGGCGGATGGCAGCTTACCTGATGCACCCGCTGGATTCGTACCAGATTGACGAGCCGCAAGACTTAGAATTATTCGAACAGTTGATCCCGCTGCGGATGGCAGGTGCCATATGCCAGTAGGCTGGCAAATGCGAATCAAAGATGGCTGGTCGCCGGTGGGCCGCGGCGAGACACTGCAGGACTACTATACCGTCAGGCAGCCCAGCAGCAACCACAGCCAGTACTGGACGAGCCGAGTTGATCCAGACGGACGGTTGCGAGAGAAGATCAGCGAGCAGGAGCGAGTCAGCTACCTGGAGAACATTGACGAAGAACTGCTGTTCGTGCGTTCGCTGGAGCCGGGGAGGATTGTGGATTTCGGCTGCGGGCCTGGGTGGTTTCTGGAGTCGCTGTGTCGTCACTGGGACAAGATGGGAATTGAGATCGCACCGCACGCCGTGGCTGAGCTGCAGCGCAAAGGCATCACGGTTGTGGACAGCACGGCGGAAGTGCCAGATGCTTGGGCCGACGTGGTGTTTTGTCACCACGTCATCGAGCACCTACTGGATCCCATCCATGCCATTGGAGAGATGCACAGGATGCTGCAGAGGGGAGGCTGGCTGATTATCGGCACGCCGGACTTCGAGTCGCCGTGCGCCAAGCGGTTCGGCGACAACTATCGGCTACTGCACGACGGCACCCATTGCAGCCTGTTCACGCTGGAGAGCATGCACCGCTTTTTGCGGGACCACGGGTTCTTTATCAAGACGCTGCACTTTCCGTTTCCTGAAAAGTATGCCACGCCGGAGAACTTTGCCAGGTGGAATGACACCAGCAAGGTATCGCCGCCGTGGCCTGGCAACTGGATGACGTTTTACTGCGTAAGAAGCTGATGCCAAGCCACGATCCTAGATTGATCACCGACTGCTGCCGGGAGGTAGCCGGCATCGCAGGTGACGCTGCCGAAATCGGCGTATGGAAGGGGGAAGGCGCTGCGCTGATTTGTCGGCTGCTCCCTGAATCCACCGTGTATCTATTTGACACATTCGCTGGATTCCCGACCAGCATGAAAAGCGAAAAGGATCGAAAGTGGCCGGCTGATGCGTGGCAAGAAACAAGCATCGAACTTGTGCGTAACAATTTGAGACCGGCGGCCAACTACCGCATCATTGCCGGCGTATTTCCTGATACCGCGGCGAAAATGCAGCCGGCTTTGAAATTCGTGCATATCGACGTGGACTTGTACAAATCCACCCTGGCGGCGCTGGAGTGGGCGTGGCCGCTGCTTGTACCGGGAGGGATTATTCTGGACGACGACTACCAGTGCTCTTCGTGCCCTGGGGCGCTGGCGGCCGTGAATGAATTTTGTCAGCGGCACGGAATCAACGTCAAAGCGGACAACGAGCGGGCAATTCTCAGGAGGCCAAAATGAGAATAGCAATCGGAAAGCGACACATCGGGGACGGGAAGCCATGCTATGTCGTGGCAGAAATCGGCATCAACCACAACGGCAGTATCGACACGGCGCATCGGCTGATCGTGGCAGCGGCCGCCGCCGGCTGCGATGCCGTCAAGTTTCAGAAGCGGACGGTGGACATCGTCTACACGCCGGAGGAGTTGGCCAAGCCGCGGGAGTCAGTGTTCGGCTCCACCAACGGCGATTTGAAGCGGGGCCTGGAGTTTGGGCCGAAAGAATATGAGTTTCTGGCGGCCTGCTGCCGGGAGCACGGCCTGCAGTGGTTTGCCTCCTGCTGGGACGAGGCCAGCGTGGATTTGATCCAGATGTTCGATCCGCCGGCCTATAAAATCGCGTCGGCCAGCCTGACGGACCTGGAGCTGGTGCGGCACACGGCGGCCACCGGCAAGCCGATTCTGTTGTCCACCGGAATGAGTACGCTGCCGGAGGTAGACGCCGCCGTGCAGGCGATCCGCGAAACCGACAATCCGCTGGTGCTGTTGCATTGTGTGAGCACCTATCCGTCGGACAACGCCCAGCTGAACCTGCGGTGCATCCCGGCGATGCGGGATCACTTCAATGAGCTGGTGGGCTACAGCGGGCACGAAAAAGGCCTGGCCACCACGCTGGCCGCCGTGGCAATTGGCGCCTGCGTTGTGGAGAGGCACATCACACTGGACCGCACCATGTGGGGCAGCGACCAGGCTGCCAGCCTGGAGCCGCATGCCCTGTGTCGGCTGGTGCGGGATATTCGGGCGGTAGAGGCGGCAATGGGCGACGGCGTCAAGCGGGTACTGAAAGAGGAAGAACCAATAGCAGCCAAGCTGCGGAGGGTGGCCTGAATGGCTGACTACACCTACACGGCGGCGGCATCGCTGCCGGTGAGCCTGGCCGAGGTGAAAGATCACCTGTATGTCACCGGCTCACAGGACGACGCCTTGTTGACGGACTTGATCCGATCCGCCACGGCGGCGCTGGAGAACCGCTGCAACCGCTGCTTTGTCAACCAGACACGGAAGCTCACCATGCACGGGTGGACCGACAAGCGGTACGTGCATAATGACCGCATCTACTTCCCACGTTCTCCGGTGGCCAACAGCAGCGGCGTGAGCATCACCTACGCGGCGGCTTCTGACGGCACCACCACGACCTGGGCCACCAGTGACTACACGGTGCATTTCCGCGAGCGGCCGTCCTATATCGGGCTGGCCTATGATGCATCGTGGCCGGATGTGCGAAACATTGATAACAGCGTGACAGTCACCTACACGGCGGGTCACGGCACCGACCAAGCAGACGTGCCGCACAACGTGAAGCTGGCCATCAAGATGCTCGTCGGCCATTGGTACAGGAACCGGGAGGCCACGATTGAAGGCAATATGAACGAGCTGCCGCTGGGCCTGGACTCGCTGCTAGAAGCGGAGCACATCGAAACCTATGGCTAACAACACCATTGCCGCCGGCAGGCTATCCAACGTCGTATCGCTCCAGAAATACGTGGTGTCGTCAACCGACACCCGCGGCCAGCCAGTGGGATCGTGGACGCATGTCTGCAGCCTGCGGGCGGCAATTGAGCCAGTCGGTCCACGCGATGCCCAGATGGTGAACCAACTGATGCACGATGCCACGCACATTGTCCATGTGCGGTACAACCAAAGCGTGACACGTAGCACCCGCCTGAAATACGGGGACCGCATTTTGAACATTGGCCATGTGGCCGACCTGGGCAATGACGGCCGGGTGCTGCGGCTGCTA